TTTTGATTGCAGTTTTTCAGCTTGTTCTTGCTCAGTATTATAACGATTAAAAAATTCTATAGCTTTTTGTTGTTCTGGAAGCAACTTAGAACCCAACTTGACTTCTTCGTAGTATTTATCTTTCAGACCTTCTAAATGCTTTCTAGCATCATTAACCGCTTCTTTATAAGCAAGAGTTTTTCTTTTTATAGTTCTTTCATCATCAGTATCCTCATCAATAGCATACTTATCATCGATGGTGAAAGAAATCTCATCGTCTGTTAAATGAGATTTTGTTTGTTTATAATATTCTCTTAAAAGAGTCGCTTCATCAACATTAGAATAATCAGTATTTAATCTAACGTAGTCTTCTATAGAACCACCAGTTTCATTCATAAAATCTACAACTTTTAAAATGTTTTCTGGTAATTCAGTTCGCTCCCCTTCATCTTCAAACCCAAAGTCATCAGTTGGTTCTTCTTCATTTTTAACCACTGTTTCTTCTTTAGGTTCTTCCCCGGTAACCTCTTCTAATACCGGTTCTTCAGTTTTTACCTCTTCTTTGGTTTCGCTGGAATCTTTGATTTCAGTTTCTTCCTTGTTTTTGGATATTTCTTTCCCGGTATCTTCTTTTGTTTTAGGGGGTTCATCAATGTTTACTTTGTACACATTATCAATGTCAGCATCCCATCTAGGTTTTTTGACTTTGACTTTTTCTTGTACATCTTGTTCAGCTGAAGTTTCCAATTTTGGTTTTTCAACTGGCGTAGTTTCATTGTTTTGTTCAACAACTTCTTCTACGACTTTTTCATCATTTTTTGCCATAATATAATATAATTAAATAGTTAAAAAAATTTTTTATTTTCCGTCTCTAGCGTAATATGCTATAATTTGTCCAGCGTTAACATCAATTTCAATGTATCTACCATAAATTGTTGTTCCTGCAGGTAAATCCAAATTAGTTGCTGTTATTTGTACGCCACCAGATCCTTCGTTTACAGTTTCAGAACCATCTGCTAAATCACCTGCAGCGTGTGCTGCATTAGCCCATCTGTTTTCATCTTCTGCAATTAGACCAGTAGTGCTATCAAAATCCGTTGCTGTTAAAGCTGTTATAGCGATAAAAACATGACCTGTAGGGGGTTTTATAGCATCACTTGAAGCTGTTGTAAAAACAGATCCTTCAATAGTAGAAACCCAATCGTTAGTTACTCTTCCCATTTTTTTGTTTGTTTAAATTGTTAATAATTATCTTGGTTCAAATTGCTCTAAACCGAATCCTCCTAAGTTATCAAATCCAGCTGATTCAAAGTTTTTTGGAGGTTTATCATTTTTTCTTTGATCAATTAGTTCACTTTGTTGTGATGCTTGAATTTTAGTTCTTTTATCTTTTCTATCTTCTTTAATAGTGTCTTTATCTCTAATCACTTGCAATTCCATCTCTTTAAGTTTTTTATTCAATTCAAACTCATAAGCCATTAGTTCTTTTTTAACTTGTGCTTCTGTCTCTAATTTTTTAATATCAAAACCTAATTGAGCTTCGTTAATTTGAACTTTACTACCAGCTATACCTTGTTGCTTTTGTATTTCAGCTTCAGCAGCAGCTTGAGCCGCTTCAGTATTAGATTTAGTTTGAGCCTCAATATTTTCCATCTGCATCTGTCTATCTTGTTCAAATTTCTTACGTCTACGTAATTTTAATAATTGATTTGCTAATTTTAAATTCTTAATCTCTCTAACATCAATAGCATCTTCTAAATTTATTTGTTCTTTTTGAAGAGCCATTTGTATATTGTTTTCTAACATTTGTTTTTCTTCTTCATCTGGCATTAAGTCTAAATATATACCAAAATCATGTAAATGTAGTTCTCTTATTTCGCTTAATGTAGCTACATTAAATCTACCTAAAGATTGTATAAAAGAAGATCTAGTATTAGAATATTGTAATACATCTGATATTCTAAGAGCTAAACATTCAGCTGTTTTTAATGTTAAATATAATCCACCTTGTAATATATGTCTAGTAGCAGTATTTGAATTAGCTGCAGCTATCTTTTGTAATCCTACTAATGAATATTCATCAGGTTTACTACCATCTCTAGCTTCGTTTAATCCAGTCACGTCACGCAACATTTGCATGTAATAGTTGTAAGATGTTATTAAACTTTGAATTTTAGCATTTCCACCACTTGAATTTAACTCTTGAATAGGCATTTTACCATGATTAAATTCACCATCAGCTGTCATTGATCTACCAATAACACTACCAGTTTGAAAATACATATTTAAAGCATCTTGTGGATTGTAATTGGTACCATTACCAAGATCAATCTCTGCTATCCCATCAGCATCTAAATAAACACCATCTGGAACCAATTTAGATAATACTTGTTGTAGTTTTAAATGAGTTAATTGTATCATATCAGCAAAACTAACCATTCTACCAACTAAAGATTCTATTTTACCTCTATACATTCTAGGAGCAATAATATTATAACTCATATGTACTTTAGTAACATCTGATTTTGGTCTAGTCATATTTTCAGCTAGATACCATTTTAATAATTTATCTTTACCAACAATTTTAACACCACAATATAATACCTCTATAGATCTTTGAACTTTATTAAAACGTTCATTTGGATTCTTTGGGGGTTGAAACTCATCTGTTCTTTGTATTGCTTTTTTAGCACCTGAAGCAGTTTCTTTTATTTTATAAACTTGATTTTGCCAGGTTTTATATTCAAAATATAAAACATCTACACTTTCTTTTTTAGGAGAGTTTTCTCTACTAGTGTAAGATAGTTTATTTGACTTATTATCTTCTAATTCTTTTATATCCTCTAAAGTTAATTGAGGAAATTCTTTTTTAAGTTCTGTTATAGTTACGTTTTTAACTTCTCCAACATACCAAAGATCATCAAAATATGGATCTTCAGAGTAAGAATGCACTATGTTAGAAGGATCTACATATTCTATTTTTATACCTTCAGCTGTATTAAAGCTAGTTTTAACACAACCAATACCTATAACAGTAATGTCATAATCTATTCTTTTCTTTATGTTTTCATATTTATTTAAAGCCATTAAGTTATTTAATGCTTCTTCCTCAGCAATCTCAATAGCTTGTTTATAATCCAGCTGCATATGTAATGATAATTCCTCATCGTTTTGAGGTAAATTTTCTGGATCATCAGTATTAAACATGTTTATATTTGTTATGCCTTGTAGTTGTTGAAAAAATGTTTTATTTTGCATATCAGCAATTATATTTTCAACATATTTAGTTCTTTTTTGAACTCCAGATACATCTTGAGTATAAGCTTTTATTTCATAAGCTCTTTCTGATATACCATTAACTACTATATCCACAAACTTAGGTATAATAGGCACTGGTCTCCAATCTAAATTAAGATAAGATAAATCACCATTAATTGATAATTCATCTTTATACTTTTGTATTGATTGTTCACCACGAGCATATAATCTAAGTCTATGATAATTATCTTTATTAACAAAATATTTATTAGATCCCGAGTCTTTTCTAAACCATTCTTCTTCTATGGCTTTTGCAACTTGCAACCCATATTCGTAAGATGATTTTTCAATATCTAATACCGCTTGACTAGGAAAACCTGTTTTTGTTGTTTGTGTTCTTAACATTTACTTTATTATTTGTGACATTGTTCCTTCATTATTATATTTTGAAAACCCAAAATCTATTGATTTCATAGCTTTCTCACTTGTTGGTCTATATAAATTTTTGTTACATGCCATTATTGCTAAACCGCTACTAATAGTAGCATCAAATCTTGTTCTATTATTTATATCAAACTTAGACCAATCGTTTAAAGTGTCATTAAAATATATATTACCATAATCTCCATTAAGTTTTAATCCTACGTGATTATTAATATATGTTTCAATCGCAGCAGCATGTGCTTGCTTAATATCTTCACTTGAATTAGGTATTCCACCTATTTCTTTTTCAGCAGCAGATAGTTTATTCCAAGTTCTATCTGGCCTATTCATTGAATAACCTCTATAACCTCTACGTTTTAAATAATATAAAAGTCTAGGTTTATTATTTTCACATAATAATGGCATTCCATAAAATACTATTGCCATTAATACGTCTTCAAAAAATACCTCTGTTGTTTGTGGTCTAGCTATATATTCTAAAAAGAAATGATTAGGAGGACAATCTTCCATGGAAAACTTACTTAATCCATGTAAAGCACCTTTTGATCCCTTACCATCTACTGTACCAGATATATCATAACTATCACATCCAAAAGCTCCTAAGTGCTCATTACCAGGGTATTTCATTCCATTTTTTTTAACAACTCTATTTTGTTGCTGTATATGAGGCACCCAACTAACATTAAATCTACCTCTTGGATCTGGATAAAATATAACTTTAGTATCTTTTACACCGTTTTCCCATTGAAAATTTCCAGTTGAAACTAATGAAGATACATTTATACCAGAATTATAGTCTATTTGATCATATATTTTAACTAAGTTAAATAAACTACCTTTTGTTTCATCTCTAAAAGCATGATCTTCAGTTCTTGGGAATTGTCTATAAAATTCATTTAATGAATCTTGATCATTTTTTAATCCTTCAACTTCGTTATCCCAATATTCTATTATACCAGTATCTATAAAATCGCCATACGGTCCCTCAACTTCTGTTTCTGGTGTATCGAATACAGGCATTCCATAAGAATCAATGTATCCTTCGTAATTCCATTCCATAGGTATGAACAAACTATATAATCCCGAGCTAGTCTGTCCATTACGATTTCGTTGTGTAACATCTGAGGCATAATATAATTTTTTAAAGTTATCACCACCTTTATCTAAAGCGTTAGATGTACTTCCCATCATACACTTGCCAATAATTCTACTACCTAATCGTAGTGTTGTTTTTGTTACCCTCCAGTTATTTAAAATATTATTTGGTCTCTCCCATTTACCACTTTCA